CCAGTTTAGGCTTCTCCTTCTTCGGTCTACCCGCCATCTGAACTCCTGTTGCAAAACTGCTGCTTGAACATCTTCAACCCTTGCTCCTGCGTATAGACCTGCTCGCCAAACTCTGATCGCTCAGAGCAGTTCATCATAAACCATCGCATGAAATTTCTCTCATCGCTTAGCGTCTCGTCGTAATCAAAAACTAAATCCTCATCCATCACTTTCTCCCGAAATTAGGGGGTAGGGTACCCCTCTCTCCTATATATACGTTCTGGGCTGCGTATAACCACTGTTTTATAGCGTTATACTCCTTCTACATTATAGTATTATATATATAGGGTACTACCCTGTATGTAGTATTAACCCAGTAGCTATAAGGCTTTGAGCTCAGGTTACATCTCAAGGGTAGGGTACGTTAATCCTCCTCATCGTTCCTAAAATCACTGCTGCAAACTTTATACAAACTTGCACATTGCCAGAATGCACACTAATGCAGGGTGTCCATACCCCCGTCTGCCACTATCACATTCGTCAATTCCCGCACGATTTCGCAGCCCAAATCCTCACAAATAAGCTCGGCTTCTGCCCGCGTCTCCGCCACAATGTGCGGCCCAGTGTAGTCGATTCCTTCCCAGTTGAAGATCGTCAGATAGACCTTCGTGCCGCTCATCAATTATCCCAGCTCTTGTATCCAAGCGCTGGAGAAAGCTCTTGTCCGGGCGTGGTGTAGTCGAGGTCGTATATCTTCTTGCCGTTACTTTTCCTCGGCTCAACGCCGTTCATTGCTAGCACCCGATTGGCGTCCTTGAAGTCTGGTATCCGTGGGTTGGCAATCCCTAAGTCACGCAAAAGCTGGGTCATCTGCACCGGCTTGGTGTCCTTGCTGTCAAAAATAACGTGCTGCAGCACCAAGTCCTCAACGCTGGATTGCGTGCGATAGCCCTCATTCGATCGGTCAAGCATCTTCCGCTCATCGGGTGTGAGGAACCAATTCTTCTGCCCAGGCACATAGAGCGTCTCTTTCACCTCGGCCCACAGCTGCTGCATATCAATGCCGTGGTTAAAGTTGATCCGCTTCACGGGTATCACCCAAAACCTACGGTTTCCCGACGTATCGGTAAGAAATTCTCTGGCGTTGACACTGGCATAGAATGCGGTACGTCTTTGATACGTTGTGCTGGCACGATCGTAAGGCAATCTAAGCTCATCATTCTTGCTGGTAATGAAAGCCTTCAGCTGATCGATGTCGGCCTTCTTGAAGGTGGACTCAATCTCGCCGAGCTCTACTATCCAATGGCTGACGGCACGCTTCACACTGTCCTTATCGGTCGGGTTGAGCATGGCACCTTCCAGTAGCCAACCCTCGTCATAATTGGCAAGCCGCTTGAACCACAGCGTCTTGCCTAATCCTTGGGCTCCCTGAAAGACTAGGATGCCTTCAAGCGAAACGCCCTTCTCCTCACAAGCTGCCGCACAACAGCTTATCAGCCACTTCTTCATCAGCATCTCTTTGAGAGCCTCATTCTCAGGGCTGCCAATGGTGTCCAGAAACTCCTGTAACCGTGAGCGCCCGTCCCATTTTCTTGATTCCATCCACGCTTTGACTGGGTTCCACTCAATGGCCAGCACCTTTAAGTAGTCTCGAACCTTGGAGTGCGGGATGCCCATCTGTATGCAGCGGTGCTCTATTTCTATCAGGCTCGCCTCCTCCTTCATATCGTCAATGAACTTGGTGTTGGGTATTTCAATCTCCATGCGCTTCTTGATGACATTGTATAGGCAGCTCACGCCATTGACCGTGAGAACGCCCTGTATGTTGTCCTTCGTGTTGAGGTATCGGCCGGTGCTGCCGCGTACAAAGTCATAATCGATTGGTACGTCAATGTTTTTCAGCGTTGGGCTGACGATCTCGCCCTCCAAAGCCTTTACCTGGTTCTTGTGGTCGTTGTAGTCGCCCTTGGATTCCGGCATGAACACATCGGCCTGACCGTGCAGTTTGCGGATCGTTTGGCACGCCTTTATGGCCTCTTTTTCGCCGGTATTGGAATCGGGGTCGTTGTCGGCAATGAAAACGAACTTCCTGTCGTTCAGAAACTCAAAAACCACCTCGGCAACCGCACTCAGGTTGTAGGCGTCAAAGCACACTATCACCGGCTGGCTAAAATCTTGGTGGTAGCTTGCAGCTGTCGCATAGCCCTCGGCAAAGTTGATTGTTGGGCTGGTTTTGAGCACTTCCTTGCCCAGAATGAAAAAGCTACCGCTTTTTTTAGAACCAGTGAGGAATTTCTTGGTGCCATCGGGGCTGATGTATTGAATACCGACGATGGTCATCTGTGCGTCGTGTAGGGGCATCATCAATAGCCCTTCTTTGTTGACCTTCAGGCCACCGTAGCTGAGCACTCGTTTTTTCTCTAAGTAAGGGTGCTTCTCGCACGGTTCTGCCTGATCCCAAAGAAACTGCGCGCGTTTAGCGGCTTTCGTATAGCTTTCCGCCTTCTTGACCTCGGCTTTGCGCTGCAGTTCGGCAATTTCCTCTCGATGTGCCTTCGTCATCTTGAAATTCTTCTGATTCTCCGGCTTCCAGATGCCTGTCGGGTCGGTGGCTGACACACGGTAGTCGCCGATTCGTCCGAACGGCACGCTTTGATCCAGCCAGAGCTGATACCAGCCAACCAGCTTGCGTGCCCCGCCGACATTGATATAAGCGCGTCCAATGCTGCCATCCGTCACCAAACCTTTCTTGGGGTCAGGCTCGAGTCCGCTGCCTTGCAAGAAATTGCTGAAATCGCTGAGGTGATCTCCACTCAATGGCCTGTTCATGTTTTTGGGTGTGGGACGACTGACTTTTAATGACATAGGCTCAACTTCAGTTTGATTTGAATTATGATAAGTTGCATAATAGTATACATCTATATAAACACATTCAACCAATCATGAGGACAAAATTATGGGATTAACTATTTCATCCGGCGGAGGTGACTACGAAAATTTAGAGGCCGGCCGCTACAAGGCAACTTGCTATAAGCTGGTTGACGCTGGTACCAGAGAAGAATCATATCAGGACGGCCCCTTACGAAAGCGTCACATCGTCTATATATATTGGGAGGTGACTCACAAACAAGAGGTTGACGACGGCGAAGAGCATTGGGAAGAGGTGCGCATGGCAGATGGGCGACCATTTTCCGCGTCAAAGAAATACACTGCGTCTCTCAACGAAAACGCGGCGCTGTTCAAGGATCTCAAGAGCTGGCGCGGACGACCGTTTAGTGACACTGATCTGGCGGGCTTTGAACTGCCCAAAGTATTGGGCGTGACCGCTGAGCTTGAAATGATTAAGCAGAACAAGGATGAGGTCAACGGTCGGGTCAAGGTTGAGGGCGTCTACAAGCCAGAAGGCGGCATGAAGAAGGTTGACACCTCCAATGAACTGCAGTGCTTTGATATTGACGTTTACGCTCAAGAATTTGCGGGCAAGAGCACAAGTGAGTCTAAATTAATGTGTGACATGCTTGAAAATATGCCGCCGTGGATGGCAGAAGAGATTGATCAGAGCTTTGAGGTTTTGGCTGTGCGAAACAAAGGTGCAGCACCGGAACCAGCGCCGGCATCTGGCGGGCTGGCCGATCTAGCGAAAGACGACACCAAGGGTGATTTTGATGACGACATCCCGTTCTAAAATGAAGCCAAGTAATTCTGAATCCGTTGACCAGCCTGACCACTACGCCCTTGATGGTGGCATTGAGTGTATCGACTCAATGGTTGCCGTCTTTGGGCTGGAGGCCACACAGAAGTATGCTGAGATTGCGGCCTTCAAATATTTGTGGCGGATGAACAAGAAGAGCAAGACCTCGGTTGAGGATAAGCTCAAAGCTATTTGGTATCTGCGTTTTAGCATGGCAGACGATCCTAGAAATGACTTGAAGGTGCAGCGGTGGGACGCTCTCGATGAAGCCGAAAGCGAGAACGCCACTATCACCGCTGCCGATTATGAGGACCCCTATGACCTATAAATTTATGGACGATCCACCAGAGCGCGACTTAGATCCGCCTGATCATTGGTCTTGCGAAGAGTGCGGCGCACAT